GTTGTTAAAAAGAAAGTTGGTACTGCCCCGAGCGCCGGAGTGGTTGGGCACGTCATCACGTTCGATTATGGTTGGGAATAACCTAGCAACGTAAAAGGCTTGCATCCGCAGTAATATGAGCCAACCAAGGATAGTGACGCATTACACGCAATCGCTAAACCCATCACAAACCAAATCGCAAGAAGAGAAGCGCAAAGGATTGACTATCGCGCCTAAGCCTGTAGAACCTGAGAAAATACAATTTCAGGCCAAAGTGGTTCAATGAGCACCGAGCGCGGTTATCAGGATTTTAACTCTACCGCTGCGAATTATCGGTTTACCGCAGCCGCAGAGAACGGCGAAAAGAAAAGCGTCGCTATTGACCCCGGCTGGTTGCAGGTTGACGCGTTCACTGCGTTGACCGTATTTCAAAAATGCGCTCCTGTATATGCTGTGGTTACTGCCCGTGCGAACCGAATTTCTACCCTTGAATTTTCAATTATACCCGACCGCAAAAGAGAAGATCAAATTGCGGCAAACCTGAAAGACGCCCGCGAGGTGTTTGAAGAAATCGACCCTGTAAACTGGTATGCAATCGGACGCAAGGCAAAAATCCTTTCAGAAATTCGCAGAGTCATGCCTGACCTTAAACCGGACTTTTCAAACTTTGACAGGTGCATGATTCGATGGCGTCGGGCTATCATGGCTGAGAAGTTCGATAAGTCAGAAGAGATCAAAGACTTTTTCATGAAGCCATCACAGGGGATGCTGTGGAATGACTTTGCGAAGCAGTACACGCAAGACCTGCTTGTTCACGGTCGATCAGCAATCTACAAAGAGCGCATCAGGTTAATGGCTGGTATTGAGAGACTGAATGCAATCCACATGCTTCCGGGTGGTTCAGTATTCCCGGTAAAGGGTGAGTACGTCGGGCAGTTTCTCGGCTACGTCCAGTTGACTGACGGCATGAGAGAACCGCAATTGTTCATGCAAGACGAGCTGAGCTTTTCGCAGTATATGCCAAACAGCGCATTAGTCAACGGCCTGACTCCGATTGATTCCCTGATTAACCTTGCCGCTGAAAACCTGCTATTCAATGACCTGATGTTGAAAAAAGCCGATGGGTCAACGCCTCCAGAAAAGCTGGTTGTGTTCGGTGAGAATGACCCGAACTTCGCCAGCGACCCGGCTTTCCAAAACTCTACCGCCACCTTTTTGCAAAAGGACGAGCAGCGCAGAATCGAAAACAAGCTGAACCGAAGAAAACGTGAAGGTGCGGTGGCTATTCTTTCAGGGTACGGCACGCCGATGATGGTTGACCTCTCCCGCGCTGACACCTTGCCTACTCAAATGGGACGGCAAGACCAGATTAATAAGTACGTCGCAATGGCATTTAACGCCTCAAATCAGGAGATAAACGAAACCGGTGGCAGCGGGACTTCAGGGCGCAATACCTCAGAGACTCAAGAGCGGGCAGATAATGCCAAGGGCGTCAGGCCAATCATTATTACGATGGAACAGACATTCACTCATGAGATTATTCCTCAGCGGTACGGGTTTGGATATTCGATGCAATTCAGCGTGCCAATGTCTGAGCGTGAAAAAATCGAACTTGCGAAGATGAAAGGCGAGTCGAATATCTGGGCGCCGAACGAAATACGCCGCGATGACCTTCAACTTGACCCGATCAAAGACCCCGCTTATGACGTGCCAAAAGGTGGGCAGCCGGTACAGCAAATGGCCGACGGGCTTTCTCAAATCGCACAACGCCTGTGATAGAAGCCACAGAGACAGCAAAACTCATTCAGTCAGAAATGGCAACCGATTTAACTTTGGCGTTTAAGCTATTGGGGGCGGACGCAATGGAGCTTGTAAGCAAGGCGGAAAAAGACGGATGGACAATACAGCATCTCGAAAACGAATTGATGAGAATATGACGGCTGAGGTGCTGCACCTTGTCCGGTGCGGTTGGGACTTGCGTATTATTCTGAGCCAGCTAAAGCCAAAATACCCGTCATTGTCCCGTGATGGTATCCGAATCATGATTAAAGCCAATGACCTGAAGTCGATAAAAAAGGAGGTAGGGAAGCCAAGCGAGCTGCCAATCCTTCGATAATGGCAAGATTTGACCGCAAGTTTTTGATGAAAAAATATAAATGGGACGGCAGGAGCTATGCCGACCTCATGAGCAAGATCGTCATCGATAACCGGACAAAGACGGCTGAGGCGGTGCTAAATTCTGACAATCGGCGATTTAAGTCGAACCTTAAAAAGATTGAGCCAAAGTATCAAGAGAAAAAAATCGTCATTCCTGACGTTGGCCCGATCTTAAAAAACTCTCCAACCATAATCAAAGGCGTTGAGCAGGGCAAGCTCATAAACGACACCCTAAGAGACAAGCTCAGAAAAGACGTGCTCAATTCGATGCTTGACAATGGAGTCACGAACAAAAACGGCACGGTCAATAAGAATGTGACGCGCAGCCTCAGAGCGCGGCTAAATAAGACATTTACAGACTACACAAAGAAAGACCCGACATTTAAGAAACCGTCAAACATTGAAGCCATTGCAGTAACTGAGTCTAAGACAGTTATCAATAACGTCAGAAACGAATACGCCCGCAAGGTTTCCGAATCGACCTACAAAGACGGGTTTGTCATGGTGAAACAATGGGTTCATAACCGCGCGCCAGGAGGAATGCCACGTTCTTCTCACGTTGCATTAGACGGGGTTACGGTCGGGATAGATGACGTGTTCAAGATAGAAGACGAGAAAGGGACGTATTATACGGATCACCCACATTCACCGGCACTACCTGCCGACCAGGTGATTACATGCCGCTGTGAAGTGGCCTATAAATGGGTTCGCGTAAAGTGAAATTTTTATTTGATTTCGCAGACAGCCGAGAGATACGCGGGTAACGAATGGGCAAGCGTATTAAATTTCTATTCTCTCCCGCTCTGAGCATAGATAAATCATTCTCTAAAGACGGCAATTGCTCTGTCGAAAAAGAAGAGGGCGACGGCAAACGCCGCTACCTGTGCGGCATTTCATCAGGCCCAAAAGTTGACGGGCACGGCGACAGAATGTCAGAAGCGTGCATCCGTGATTTCATGGAGCAGATTAAGTCAAAGGACATCACGCTTTATGTAAACCATGGCCGCGACTATACACGCGACATAGGCATTTTAACTCACGCAGAAATCACCCCGTCAGGGGATTGGTACACAGAGTACCGTCTTTATGACGAACAAGACAACGTACCAGAACAGGACAAGCAAGAGGCAAATAAGGTTTGGTTACAGGCTAATGGTCTGGCACCATACAAGCGCGCGCGCCAGTTTGGATTTTCTATCGAGGGCATGATTCCCGACAACGGGTATGAAGCATCAGACACCGGCAAGATCATAAACAAGGTAGACCTCGACCCTGGGGTTTCGCTCGTTTCTAAACCTGCCTACACCTCATCTGTCGCAACCGCTATAGAAAAGTCATTCAAGGCAAAGAAAGACGCTATCACAGATATTCTCGCAGCACAAGAACAGGTGCGCGACTACTACGAGTCTAAATTCAAAATTCAACAAGCATTCGACGACGCAGCCGAACAGATTATCAATTCAGGCGCGAGCGATGAAGAAAAAACGCAATCATTGACAGAACTTTTCGACAGCCTTAAGGATAAGCTATTGCCTGTACTACTCAGCCGACCGGCTGACACCACAGATGATGCACCTGCGGCTAAATCGGTAGAAAAGTCTTTGATTGCAGTATGCAGCGATAAACTGGCCATACTGAAAACTATAACAAAGGACGTAAACATGGAAGACGCAAAAACGCTTTTAATGGACGCCATTTCTTCGCTGCAAATGCTCCTCGAAGCCATGAGTGCAAACGCACCGGCAGAGGAAATCGAAGCAAAGAAAAGCGCGGCCAACGCAGCGGTAAAGAAGGCTGAAGACGCAGCAACCGCAGAAGACAAGCCAATGGACGAAGAGACCCAAAAAGCTCTGAGTGCAATCAAGGCTCTCGTCAAGAAAGAAGACGAAAAAGAAAAGCCTGAAGTAGCAGCAGCTAAGAAACTGCTCGCAGCTAAAGCCTCAATGACGAAAAAGCAGCAAGACGAAATTGCCGCTGAACTCGCGACGGCTGAAAAGGTGCTTCGTGAAGACGCAAAAGGCATTGAATCGGAAACACCAGAAGGTAACATCGAATCAAACGACCCTGAAAGTAACACCAACGCAATCGAAGAAGTGGCAAAAAGCCTCGCCGGTCAAAAGGCAGTAGCTACACTGATTCGCAAGCAGTCAGAAGAAATAGCGACTATGAAGAGCGCGATGAATGAACTCCTGACAGGCTTTGGCGTTGTCGTGCCGAAAGGCGTTTCAGGTACGGGCGGTCAAGATACAGTACTGAAAGCACTTCAGGAATCTATCGAAAAGCTCGGCCACAAAGTCGAAAAAGCTGACGGCTACAAGCCAGCTGAAAACCCGATCAAGAAATCTGCGAATGAGTTTGCGGAGTTCTTTCGTCAGGCTCGATAAATCAAAAACAAGGAAGGATACACAATGAATCCACTGAATTATTTTCTAAAGAACGGCGGGTCAGAGATGGTAAAAAAAGCTCTGACATCGGCGTCAAACAGCGGCGGTGCGCTCGTCCCAGAGTCGTTACGCCAAGCGATTACAGACACAGCGATTCGGCTTGCGCCGGAATTTGCGCTGATGAGTTCTGAACAGGCCACAGGTAAGACACACGAGTTTAATAAACTGACCTCGCGTGGTAATATCGCGGGTTCTATGGGCGAGAACGCTGTGACCCCACAGACAAACTCAACCTATGAGCGCGCGACGGTTGACCTTAAGGTGACTCGTCGTAAAGGTCTGGTAACGGATTTTGAACAAGAAGCAGCGGCAAAGTTTGTCGATGCGCTTCAGCTCGAAATCAATTCTCAAATTGAACAACAAGTTTACAGCCTTAACCTGTTGAACCTGTACGGTAACGAACTGGCAAACAGCTATCAATATGGTGGCTGGAATCGTCTGATTTCTACAAACCGGCTTCAGTCAGGTTTCACATCAGGCGCGGCCACTGTGCCCACAAACCTCCGGGTTTTGGATAACATGATCGACGCATCAAACCGCCGTGGCGGGGCAAAGCATCGACGTGCGTTCATTATGAGCCCTGAGATGCACAGCCTTTTCAGCTCGCTTTTGACTAACGTGCGCAACGTACAAGGTCAAGTCGCGGGCACTACACAGGTGAACATCGGCGGCGGTTGGGTTCTTGACGCGTACCGTAATATCCCGATTGTTGAATCAACTTTTGTACCAGGTTCGCTTTCTGACACTATGGGCACTGTAACAGCGACCTCAGGCGGTACATCAGGCGGCACATTGTCTGACGGCACGTACTACTTCAGGGTAGACGCGATTACTGCAAACGGGCCAACTATGGCCAGCGCAGAATCATCTGTGACTCTGTCCGGTGGCGGTTCGACTCAGAAAATCACGCTGTCATTTACAGCCGTGACTGATGCCATCGCGTACCGTGTGTACTATTCATCGTCAACCGGCTTGACTGGCATGACTTTGATTGATTGGGTTGCGGCAAACGCCTATGATTCTGACGGCACAATCGGTGCTGCGGTTACATCAATCAGCATCACCAGCGTTGCAGCGTCAGCGCGCATCACAAGCGCAATGGCGGCAGATAAGCCACTTACTGCCGTGGGCGGGGTGAAAGGTGAAGAGATCATGCTGATCGATTTTGACACAGTTCAAGGTATGGGCAGCATGGCGCTCCTGAACAAGGGTTCAGCAGGCAACGGATTCATTTCAATGAAACCTGTTTACCCATCTGACGCCGGCCTACCGTTCTTGCTTTACACTCATGGCGCTGTGGTTCCTGCTTATGAAGGTACTTCGGTTCTTAGCCGTGGATGGAGAGCCGCATAATGGCTTTGAAGAAAGCGGGGGCTGATGCCCCCGAATCTTCTGATTCAAAACCGCAAGACGACTCTGTCCCGTTTGAGGCAGAGCACGTCGAACCGGTAATTGAAAAGCCCAAAGCGGCCAAGCCAGAAACTCAGCCAGAAAAGGCCGAGAAACAAAAGGCCATCAATAAGACTCCTGAAAAATTCGTTTTTACTCATGCGCTGCCGGTCAATGGCGGTGTCGGTGTGTATGTGCAAGGCGAAGAAAAGTCAGTTCAGGCAAAAGCCGGCAAGATTGAATTTTCAGAATCTTTTGAAGCAGGGTGCGCAATTGCTGAACAACTTGTAAAAGCAGGTTGGGAAGACAAAACAGAATACCCTATTGTGCGGTCTTATGAAACCCCAAAACCATCTGTAAAGATGATTAAGGGATGGAAGTTCCGGCACCCAGATCACAGCGAAAACGAGCCAATCAATGCGGCTATCGGGTTCTATGTCAATGATGTAGAGGTTCAGGTAGTTCTTGAAAAATCGCGTTGCGTTGTAACAGACGCGCAGATTGCGGAAGTTCTGGAAAACAAAGGCTATATTGTCGAAGAGACAGTAGTTGAATGACAACCATTGAAAAAGTGCTGACTGCACTTGAGGATTATTCCCTCACGTACAAAACAGCGGTCAGCACAATTTCATTTACGAATATCACGTTCTCCGGTACGACCGGGACAATATCTATACCAACGACATCAGGCGTTCTTGCCGGGATGTATGTTTATGTAAAGTACGGTTCAAATGAGGGGTATCATCTTATTACCTCATCGACTGCGACCACTATTGTCTACACTGACACAGACGGCGTTTCACAAGCGACCGCAGGGACGTGCATCGTCTATTCAGTGAAGACAAGAGCGATTGCGGATATGATAACCCGCGCAACAAATCTAATTCAGCGAATGACAGGGTTCAGTTTTGAGGCGGTTCAAGAATTTACAGAATGGCACGATGGGTCTGGCACGTCTGAACTGATGCTCGACCGGAAGGGGATAATTTCACTTGTCAATATCGCGGTGATTACTCAACCAAATTGGCAGTTTAACATATCGACAAGTGGTATTGATATCCTGTCAGATATGGGTTTACTAAGAGCCAAGGCCGCGACAGACATGGAGTTTCAGGCCCGCCCGCCATTGTTCCCAAAAGGCGAGAACAATATAAAGGTGACCTATACAGCAGGGTTTTCTTCCATGCCGGCTGATTTGGTTCAAGCCCTATGTCTTATGGTGCAAGCGGACGTTCTTGGCGATGCAGCCGCGCAGGCAGGTGACCCGGCGTCTATCAACGTCGTTGCGTGGTCACGGTCATGGTCAAACCCTCGCGGGCAGTATGGCAATATCCGCAATCAGTGGTACTCGCAGGCTATGCATATCATCCGTGATTACGGTAGCGGGGTTGTCGGTAATTGAGCGAGCAATCAATGGGGATGCGCGACGTGTACAACGTCGTTCGGCGATACGGTTCGACCATATCAATACTTCAGCAAACTGAGGCGGCTACAGAACGCGACGACTATGGTTCAATAATTAACCGCACACCGACTACGATTACTGTAAACGCTTTCCCAGTTGAACTCGACCCGTCAGAAAAAAAGCTGTTTCAGTTGGGGATAAATGAGCAGGTAAACGCTCTGTTCTATTTGTCAAAGATGGAGTGCGACGAACTCGGCGTGACTTTCGACACGGTGAATACGATTCTACATACTGTCCAATGGATGGGGGTAGAATATAAGCTGACGCAAAAGCGGTTGTATTCGCAGTTCGGCAATCAGTATCTTTACATTGTGCTTGCGGGGCTGAGAAATTGAAATTCAAGGCAAAAGACGCGAAAAAAGTTATGACTAAGATTCGCAAGAAGCTGGCGCAGAATGTCGAAATCGGGTCAGAGCGGCATTGTAAATCATACATCCGGCATTTTCAGGACATGCTTGTCAATGGTGACTTTACACCACGTCTGAAAAAATCGACAGTAAAGGGCAAGCGGCGAAAGGGTCTGCCATTTCCTGAAACCCCGCTTTATGGGCGTGGCGACCGTGTGAAGTCGTCTATGCTGAACGGGTTAGGATATTTCAAGACCGCTAAGGGCGTGTGGAGAGTCAGGCCGACAGGTAAGCATAAAACCATGTCTATGCAAAAGCTGTTTGCGATTCATGAGAAAGGGGCCATCTTGCATAACGGCGGGAAACTACCGGCGAGAAAGCCCATAGAGAAGTCGGTAAAGTCATACAAGAAATCGGCAGAATATCGCAATATCAATCTGAAGATTGCGGAAAAGATTATATGAAAACTGCCATAGATAATCTGACATCTGCCACAGGTTGGGTAACGGCTGATGCGACAGTCACGGCGACAACCTGGCCGATGTTCGCTTCGTCGTATCTCCCCGGTCAATTGCAATTCGCGATGTCAGCCGGCGGGACAGCCGAGAAAGCCACCGGAACAATAGCCACGGCCTATGCGAATTTAGGGTTTAGCATTGTTTCAAAGGATAACGACCGAGACGACTTTAGGCTGCAATTCAGGGTTTACAATGGTTCGGATTACAAAGAGTACTATGTCCCGCTTTCTACTCAGTTTGTTCAGGTCAAATTAAAGCACTATTATTCTCAGGTCACAAAAATCGAGTTTCTGGCCGATGCGAACGTAGAGTTCTTTGCCAGTGAATTGATAAATTACACAGATCAAATCCCGTTCGACCTTTACACGGGGGTTTTGAAGCTACTGCAAAAGCACATAGAGACGATGCCACAAATAGGCGTTCTGACGTGTTCGGCAGGGGCAACGTCAATCACCATCACCGGCGCGAAATACCTCGATAAATATCTGACGTTCAAGGTGGGTAACGAAATCCATCAGATAGCGGACATCACACAGGGTAAAGGCGTAGTCATGACCGATTACGTGAATGGTAAAGCTATGGTCAGCGCGTTCACAAATGAACCTGTCTACCTATACCTACCGGCAGAGATTGAGCCAAGCGAGTTCTTTATATTCGAACCGGGGTTTTCATTTACTGAAGGGTTCCCAGCAAGACCGATTGACGATGAACCTTATCACGATGTCATAAACGATAGCTATGAGACAAGCGGGATTAACAGGACAAGAATTGTCGGTCGGTCGTTTGAGTACACCGTCCGAATCCAAACCATGGCACGGCATGGAAAGATCGCCGAGATATTAACGAGAATACTTAAAAAAGCGTTTGCGGTCGCAGAACCGCTGTGGATAAACGGGCAACGTCATGAATACGATATCACTGATGGGATACAGCAACAAGAAAACGGCGACGGGACAGACATCGAAAATGTGTATTTTCTCGATGTCAAAGTAATTGCGGGAGAGGAAATATGGCCAGAAGTAACGCAACAGACAGCGGAGATGGACGTGACGCGAACAGTGTCAGTGATAACACCATAACAGTCCGTAATGAAAACCGATTCACTGTCGAGGTTGAAATCAGCCAAGACGAAGCAATTGTATTTTTGCCGTTTGAGTCAAAGACTATCGACGCAAAGCATAGATCTAAAATCAGCCTGCACAAAGGATTAAAGGAGTTTTAACATGGAAACCATCTCAGAAGGGGCCGCAAAGGCTTTAGAAAACAGCTCGCCGGCACTAAGCAACGCGAACGGCACGGGTTCTGACTTGATCGTGACTGTGACCGGCTTTTTCAAATAAGGGGAACATATGAGAGTCAGAGGAGTATTCGGCTATAACCTTCCGCCCCAAGTAGGCACAGCAGTGCGCCCAGCAGACTTCGCAGTCGCCGGCGCAATCGGTCGTTTTGCTCGCGGGTTGACAAGCATCGTCGATGCAAACACAATCCCCGAAATGGCTGTTAAGGTCGGCGGGTATAAATCAGGCTTTTATGGCCGGTATGTTCTGGACAAGTTTTTTCAGAACCTCAAAGGCTCGGCTGCGAAGCTGTGGATAAAGATGTACGTTGCATCGGATGCGGTGCAGGCCTCATCTACTATCCAAGACCCGGCACCGGCAAACACGTTGAAGGTCAAAGCGGCTTACCGTCAAATCACCGATAAATCGGCAGACGGAAACTTGACGGGATACACACTGACGAACGGTGCGCGCGTGACTACCACAGTAGGCGCGAATGCTTTGCTCGGTGCAACGTCTTTGACGCTTGCGAGTGTTTCTCAGATTGCGGTCGGCGACTTGCTGAAAATTGTTTCGTCAGGGCCAACCACCCACTACACCAAAGTTTCGGCGGTCGATCAGAATACAAAGACTGTGACCTGCACGGCTTTGACAAACGCGGCCACAGCGGCGGACGTCGTTACGGCTATGGGCTTTCAGATCGTCTGCTATCGTAAGGATAACAGCGGCGCAGTGAGTAAAGTTGACTTGCCTGAAAATGCAATTTGGCTGTCTCTCGAACCAGAAAACACACAGTTTTATGTAAATACGGCGTTTGCAAATCATCCTTACCTTGACTTAGAAGACCTCGCGTCTGCAACGTCAGGC